TCTAAATTAATCGTTGGTCCATTAGGATGATTTAACTCACCTACTGCACGACCTTTAGATACTTGTTCTTCTACATATTTGTTTACAGCGCCTTCCATGATCTTTTTAGGATACATACGACCATTACGGTTCTTGGCTTCTGTTTGCATGAATATACCTTCGATAAAGGTATTCTTTTCACCGGTCTTAGAGTCTTCAGTGAAATACGACAAATCTTCTTGGATATATTCTGTTATTAATTTCATGGTTCTTTATGACTCCGTTTCTGAAGGTGCTGCATCTTGTTTAAGCATTGATGCTCCAACTCCACTCATTTTAGTATTAATTGTATCAGCTATCTTATCATTTATTATAGTCTTAAACATATCAGCTGCCGCAGACTTATTATCAGATACTATATTTGAAATTAATTCATTTGTATTATTCATAATATTTATTCCGTTTGTAGTATATTTATACGAATTGAGTTTTCTAAATTATTCTTCTTCTTTAGGTTCTGGACTAGATTCTTCTGGACTAGATTCATCATCCATATCAAAGTCTTCATCATCCTCTACTTCACCAGCTATTTGTTTATCAATCTCTTTAATATCATCATCAGTTTGACCTAAGATATTCTTACGAACATATTGAATAGAGTAGTATTTACCGACATACTCATCAACTTCTCTTAGAGTATTAATACGTTCCCTAATCATTTCTGCGTCTTTTAACTCAGAAAAATAAGTATCCTCTGCAAAGTCTATTGTTATATCATTACTTAAAGAATCCCAATCTTCTCTAGTAATAATAGATTTAAGTATTAACTGTGTTCTTAATGCTTGTAGGAATACATCAGAAAACTTAGAACGAATACGATCTAAGAACCTTTGAAACTTAACTTCATCTCTTGTTATCTCAGACGATCTACCTAAAGAAAACTGAGCTTCTGATTCTAATCTACCTATAGGTACATTCATCGATTTATATAGTTTCTTCTGAAAGTATATAATATCTTCAATCTCACCTAGGTTTTGACCACCAGGTAATGTTGATATTTCTGTTCCTCTACCACCCTCTCTTCGAGGTAACCAAAAGTCTTCCATCATAGAAAGATGTTTACGCTCATCTTTTAATTCACCAGACTCTGCATCATATACTAATTTATTACGGTAGTTGTTCATAATACCGCGTAGATATTCTTCTGCTTTACCTTTAGTAAGGTTACCTACATCAATATAGAATATTCTACGTTCAGGTGCTCTTGCGATACGATATATCAATAAAGCATCTTCCATCATTCTTAACTGATTAGCGGATTTAATTGCTTTGTCAAGATGTCCTATAACTCTATCTTTCTTATAAGATAGTAAGCCTGATGGGCAGAATATAATAGCATCTTTAGATATCTTTAATGCTTGTGCTGCGGAATGAGTATTCTCATCAGTATACACATAATAATCATTAACACCTACTACTACTTTAGCACCTGTTTCTTGATCAATCTCTTCTTCAAGTTCTTTTACTTTAGTAATCTGTGTTGATTCAATAGGTCTTAATTCTAGAATACCTTTCTTAGGATTCTTTTCATCTATAAGAATATGATAATAGATACGTCCATCTACATACCATCTACGAAACATCTCATGCCCGAAATGATTAAATCCGAATAGGCTTAATACATTATCAAACTCTTCTTTAAAGATCTTTTTAATCTTATCAGATTGTTCTAACTGATCCATATTAATTGTAACAGGATCTGCTGTATCCGAAACAACTGATTCAGATACAATATCAGTAATAGCTTGGTCACATTCTGGGACTGTTGCTATTTCTCTATATTTTCTTATTTGTGCTGCATCATCAACTAATTGTTCTGTGGACAGATCAAGATATTGCGAAAAATGACCTCCAGCTGTAACGACACCACCACCCTGATCGGTAGGCGGAACGAAGGAGCGTCCCTTTTCGAAATTATCCTTTTTCTTCTTTTTCTTTATTTCAAACCCAAATAAATCTGCCATTTCTCATCCTAGTACTTAAATAAAATAATAGTAGTGGAACCTCAATGATTCCACTACTATATTTATACACATTATATATTAGTTAGTAGTATCCGAAGTCCAGTACTGATACTCTAAAGTTACTGATGATTCAGTTACATTAGTATCGTCATAAGACAACGCCACTTCACCTAACTCTGAAGGCCATGCACCTCTAATAGTATAGGTTTTTACAGGTGTACCTTCTTTATCTAACTGCTCGACAGTCATATCTGCCATATAGTCAGATGTGTTTGTCATTCCGATATTACCTTCATGTGAATTAATACCATCCATCCATCTCTCGAATGCAGATCTAACTGCTAAACCGCCATCATTGATGATAGTAATAGTCCAAGGGGCGAATGTACGCTCACCAGATAGTTTAATTTCACGACCTCTAAACTTAATAGGAAGTGAACTTATTGAAGATGCTGGTAAAGATGCACCCTTACACATAAATGATGCAAGTTCTGAATCACCTTGAGCAAAGCCCGGAAAATTCGGTGTTACTTTGAACAAAGAACCTCTTGCCCCACCACCGATTAATTTTGATTTAAAGTCATCAACTCCTAATATTGCCATTTCTATCTCCTATTATTTACCAATGATTTCTGAAAATTCAACACCAGTACGAGTAGCGATGAAGTTCAAAGTCATGAAGTTGATAGAACGAGCTGGTTTGATGTATATATCAGCAATAAACTGGTTAGTATCAATTACTTGACCTGTATTATTGGTTTCATCACAAACTACATGGAAATCATATAATCCACGGCGACCTTTGACATCACGCAAGAACGGTTCAACCATATTTCTAAATTGAGCTCTTGTAAACTCATCATTAAATTCAAACAACTGGTACTTAGCTGCAGTAGCAATTGCTTTCTCTAGTACAATAAACAATCTACGGACATTGATTCTATCAAATGCAGATGGTTTAGATTGTGCTGTTTTATCTCCATAAAGAAGTGTTCCTTCTCCAGGGAATGTTACGATAGGGTTAATACGCTTTTTATACAAATCATCTCTTTCAAAATGCTTAGGGTTAAACGCTAGTTTAGTTACCCCAAATAATTGTCCACGATTAAATCCTGCTGGTGACCACCATGGATCAGCAACATCATCTGTTTTAGCACATAAACCTGCAACTGCACCTGATGCAGCAATCCAACGATATACATCAGAATACTTATCATACACATATAATGCGGTTGAATCAATAACACCATATGATGATGATGTTAGTCCATCTGCCCATGTAATAAGATCTGTAGTAGCATTAATGTTTTGTTTAGTAGTTGCTATTGGTGGTGATACAAATGCCACACAATCTTTTCTGTCTTGTGCTATAAAAATTAAATGATTGGCAAGATCACGGTCAGCGTTAGCAGGACCTTGAATTATTAGATTAACATCAACTGTTTCTGTATCAGCAAATAAATCGTATGCATCTTTAAGATCACCTAGATCTAGTACAGGGGAAGCAGTCCCACCACTCAAGACATTTACAGGATCATCAAAACCAGAAAATGGGTTTGATCTGATATAATTTGATGTTGCATTAATAACATCTACAAAAAAGTTATTAGTACCATCAATACCTATACTTCCTTCTACTGTGGATAGAAATGCAAATGTTTCTATTACCACACCTGGTGTACCGAAGTTACCTAAAGAGTCAACAACTGCAACATGAATTTCATCTGCATCAGGTAGCGTGTCAAATAGGTCAGTAATATCATCAGGGGTTGTAGTACTTTTAACTACATTTACTGTTAACCCATTACCCATTGTACCAGGAAACTTTGCGATCCATGAACCTACAGTTTCAGTTAATGTTGTTAAATTACCATCATCAAAAATATCATCATTACCTACAGTTACCTCATCAACGCCACTACTAGCATTAAGTGCAGCTGTGCTTGCATTTGCACCAGTAGCATCTGCTCGAACTACTCTTAATGATTTACCATACTTCAAAAATGAAGCAGCTGGCATAAAATACGAAAATGTATCGTTGTTAGGTTCCCCAAATCGGGAAACTAATTGTTTTTCTGACCCTACAGTTATAATTTCTCCAACCGGCCCCCACTGAAATGCTCCAGCGATTGCTCCAATTGATGTTGATACTGCAGGGATTACGTTTGTTAAATCTATTTCTTTTACCTGTACTCCAGGTGAAACTTGAAATCCCATTCTATTATCCTCAATAAATTAATTTATATGAATTCATTATACGGTTATATACCCAATTATTATTATTTATAATATCCTTGATTTCTATAATAAATCCCAATTACTTGATCTCTCATC